ATCGACGTACCGCTTGTGGTCGGCGCTGCGCTCGTCGAACAACTCGTCGGCGTCGACACCCTTCAATTCCGCTTCGCGCGGAATGCTGGACGTGCCGTTGGCAATCCGCTCGCTCGCTGCCTTCTCCGACTTCAAATCGTCCGCTGTCGGCTTCTCCGGACCCTGCCACTGCGCCCAGCTCGCCGCGTCCCTGTTGGCCCGGTAGTTCGAAAGCCCGCCCGGGAACTCGATCGCACCGGTCTCGATCTTCTCGTCGAGCCATTGCTCGTAAATCATCTGGTACATCGGCGCAGCGATGTGCTCGCGCCGGCGCATCACGACAGGCCAGATCGACGCGTTTTCCATTCGCACCGATGAATAGGTCGCATCCGAATGATCCATCGTATAGGCGCCATAGGTGACACCGATCGCCCGCGCCATGTCACGGTCAAGCGATCGCGTGAGCGGCAGGTAATTGTCACCCGGTGACTGCGCCTGGCGGAACTGCAGATCCTCGTCGGGACCCAGCACCGGAATGCGTGAACCGCCGGTCAGGCTGACGCCGCCCTCGGCCGCGCGATCGAGCGTGCTGCCCAGATAGCCCAGGACATTGTCATAGATCGCTTTTCCCGCCCCACTTCCGTCCTTGGCCAGTTCCTGCAGCGATTCAATCGCCTCAGCCGCCGGCAGCTTTGAAGTCAGAACGGCTGCAAAGAATGTCTGCACGATCAGGGTCTGCAGCGTCGCCTCGCGCGCCACCTCGGTCTGCGCGTGCTGCTTGAGTATCGGCGTCAATTGCGAAATTCCACGCACATCGTCCGCGTCAAGCGGATCGAAGATGTGCATCACCACCGGTCGTCCGCTTGCGTCAAAAGCCGGGTATCGCACCTTCTTCGGAAAGCCGCTCTGGCGCTCCTCGAACAGGTACCCTTCTGCACGGCCGTTTTCGTCGTGATAGACGCCCTGAAACAGCCGCAGCGCATCATTGGTATCCTGCACCAGGCGTGGCGGCGGCACCAGCAAGGTCTTCGACCCGGTCCGGATGCCATAGCGAGCGCGCTGCCCGGCATCGAAATGCGTCGGGATCCCCGTCGTCTCACCGAAAGCGATGTGCCAGCGCAGCGAGATTGCGACCAGTTGCGGCACCGTGAACTTGCCGCGATGATCGCACTCGCGCGGGTTCCACGAATCTTTTTTCCATTCCGTCTTGACCATTTTGGCCCATGCGACCGATCGCTCCTGCGACCACCCGAGCCTTGCGTAGTCAGGCGCCGGTTTGAGGATCAGCTCGGATCCTACGGTGTCGGCAATCACCTGGTCGACGGCGCCCTTGAGCCGGCCAGAGTTGTGAATGAAGTCAAGCGCCAGCGCAGCAGCGCGCCGCCACGAACGGCGGATCTCGTCGCGACTCTCCGAAACCGGAGTCAGGCGTGCAGCGAGAACGCCGGACGGGCTGTCGCGAAGCATGCGCATCACCGGCCGCGCCACGGGTCCGGCAGCGACCCCGCGCGGCTTCACGGATCCGTCTCGCGCAACACTCGGTACCCGCATCACTTTCGCCTCTTCCATTTAGCCAGCACGTCCTCGGCCGGCGCCTTGTTCGAAGCCTCCACCGAAGTGGAAACGCCGGTCGTTTCTTCCGCCGCGCCACGGGCAACTATTTGTTGTGACACCGGCGAGAACAGCGTCTGGGCTGCCGTCGGCGTCAACTGGGCCCGCAAGGCTGCCCATCCCGCGGGCGTCAGCCGTGAAAGACCCAGATGCTCCGCCATCGCCATCGCGTAAATCCGGCAATCGAGAAAGTGGTTGTCCCGCCGGATTTTCTTCCATTCTTCGACGAGGCGACCGCGCACCATTTTCTGGTCGAAATATTCCGCCGTGATCTGGCGAAAGAATTCCTCGTTCCGGGCATCGTTGAAGTGGCAATACCCGGGCGGATCGACGACTTCGCCTGAGCGCAACCCGAGCCGGTGCAGGTTTCCGTAGAATTCACCCTTCAGCGACCAGGTACCGACCGGCCACAGCATCGTCGAACCGATGCGCTTGCGCTTGCCGCCCTTGCGTACTGACGTCTTTTTCGGAAGCCCGATCGCGCCGACACCGCGGCCATGCTTGCCGGCGATCGCATAGGTGTCAGGCCGTTCCCGGCACCATTCCAGCACCTGCGTGGTGCGGTTGCCGTCGCCAGCATCCACCGCCATCGCCCCGGCCCGACGCGCCGATCCATAGGAATCGGGCCACTCGGTTCGATAGAGACGGTCAAGCTTGACCCATGCCCCGGCGTTCTTGTCGTCCGTCTCCCCTTCGAGAAACTCTGCATGAACCGACCAGGACTGTCTCTCCGAGCCGAATGCGACGAACTCGACGTAGAGGCCGTTGTGCTGCACATCGACGCCGGCGACAAATATCAGTCCATCTGGCGGAATGACGCCGTCCGGATAGTCCTCGCGGCGCTCCATAAGCCTTTGCCAGTCCGGTGCGTTGCCCCTCATCTGGTAAGGCAGCGCCAGCACGAGGTTGTGATAGTCCTTCGCGCCCGCCTCGCCGCGCTTCTCAGCTTTGAGCTTGTCCTCGGCAATGTCGCCCAGGCTCATGAGTAAGCTCATGAACGCATCGACATGAAAGCCCGGATGCCTGTCCGGGCCGCTTTGTGTCGGCCGGTACTCGCCGGCGCGAACCATCGACACCCGCTCGGCCTCGTCTATCCAGTGGCCGCATTCAGGGTTCGGACAGACCAGCACGCTCTTGTGCGGGTGATCGCGATCGACCTGTAGCACGTCGTCGTTCATCACAAACCACTCATGGCACTCCTGGCACTCGACATTCCAGAACCGCTGATCGGACCGCTTGAACGATCGGTCGATCCGGCAATGGGCCGGATCGTCGCCGAGCGCGTCACCCGAATCGAGTTCCGGCGTCGACAATTCGAATATCTTGTAGCTTCGCTGCCGGCGGAACGCCGTGAAGCGACCAAAGAACAGTGTTTCCGGATCCGCGCCATTGGGCAGCTCACCCCACTTCGAAACCTCGTCCTTTATTCCGAACCGGCAGGTCTTCATGGACAGGTCCATTACGGTGTTGGCATTGGCGAGCGAGATGTACCCGCCTGGGAACCGCTTCTCGTAGCTTGTCGAATTGCGCCCGGACCGGCTCGTCACCGGCAGGATGATCTGCTTTTCTGTCTCCGCTTGCCAGGCGTCGATCAGCGGCTGCAGTTTCTGCCCGTTGATGTCCTGCAGCGCGTCTATGCCTGGCACCCCGTACAGAATATTGTCCGGGCAGACCTCCGCGATATAGAGGCACCACGACAGCGCCAGGATCGATACGCCGGTCTGCTGCGCCTTGCGTACAGTGACCAGGTTCGCCGGATGCTCCTGACTCAGACACTCAGCGATCTCGACCAGATAAGGCGCGTCCCGAGGCGACCACAATTCGCCCTTGCGCGGACCGTCGACGAGAACGACGTTCTCAGACAGCCACTCCACAAACGGCTTTGACGGCTGCGGGCGGATTGCCTCGGCAAGCCGTGAGGCCACCAGTTGCAATGCGCCTGGGTGAATGGTCACGCTCGGATCTCTTCATCCTCGATGACATCCCGCTCCGGTGCGGATGCCGCAATTTCTTCAAACCTCTTGGCGATCGAAAGATTGATCTGGTGAGCAACCTCTCTCAATGCCGTCCGTAACCCGTGCACGCCTTCCTTGGCGAAGGGCCCTGAGATGTCGTCGGCATGGTTCGGTAGCCTGGCAATGATCGCCTGCGCTTCCCGTCCCAGGCTGTCGAGCGCCGCAGCCACCGTGTCGGCGCTGATCAGCCGTCCGCAGGCCTCGTCGTGCTGAAGCTTCAGACGGCTGTAGCGCAGCCACTCATTGAGCCGGCGCGCTTCCTCGAAAGAATCGCCCTCTTGCTCGCTCGGCGACGCGCCATCGCGCTTCGGATTGTCCGCCGACGGTGACGGCCGCGACGCCAGCACCTTGGCCGGGTTCTGGAACTTGTCGCGGTAGTGATCGATATGACCCACCGATACCCGGACGATACGACCCCGCCCATCCCGCTCTACCGGGATATCGTCATGCTTCTCGACCAGCTCGCGCACGGTCTTCGAAATCGCCTGGCGTGAAATCCCGTCGCGCGCGGCGATCTCCGACAGCGTCATCATCACTGTCTTGACCATGACTGCCTCAAAATCCTCTATGACAACCTGGCAACGCCCGGTTCACACCCCTGACAACCTGACAACCCAACCAAAACCTCTGCAAGACTGGCAGGATTCCGGG